AAGGATGCTCCGGTGGTGGCGATCGGCACCGAGCGGGATGGGACCCCGTGGGCGGTGGCCGCGTGGCGGTGGACGGTGCGCGGCCGGGAGCGGGTCGCGGTCGAGTCGATGACGGCATCGAACCTCGACCGGTTGTGGGAGAAGGTGAACGGGCTCGGCCCGGTCCAGGTGCTCACCCCGGACACGCTGGCAGCGCATTACCCGGGCGACCCGCGGCGGTTGCAGATCGCGTCGGCCGCGACGATTCGGAAGTACCTCCCCGCGGTCGAGCGTGCGATCCGTGACCGGGTGCTCGCGTATCGGGCCGGGGATGAGGTGCTCACGACTCACGTGCTCTCGGCCGTGGCGGTGACCTCGAGGTCCGACTCGAGCCTCTCACTCTCGGATGCGGCCTCCCCCGGGCCGATCACTCTCGCCCGGTGCCTCGTGTGGGCGGTGGGTGAGGTGCTCCGGCCGTCGAGCCCGCGGCCGGTGGTCGTGGCCGGGTGATCGTCCGGCTCGCGTCGATGGAGCAGGCCGCGATGTTCCATGAGTGCGACGACTGCGGGCGGCTCGGGCCGTGGGCTCGGTCGGTGCGCGGCCGGGCGGTGTGTCATCGATGCCTCCGGGCAGGCGCTCGATTGACGGCTCGCCTCGAGCCGGTGCGCCGGGCCCGACGAATACCGCCGGAGGCCGAGCCCCTCCGGGCTCGGCCGTGCTCATGGTGCCGGGCTCCCGGCCCGTCGGCGATCGACCACATCGAGCCCGTGGCGCTCGGTGGCTCGGACGACCTCGACAACCTCCAACCCTTGTGCCGGTCGTGCAATACGGCCAAGGGTGGCCGCTCGATGTCGGAGTGGGCCTCGACCGCCGACGCGACACGCCGGTTCCACCGTTGTGTGTAGTTGAACGTTCAACTATGCTAAGCGGGTGGCATTGTGGCCCCTGCGAGCCTCCGAGCGCGTCGAGGATCTCCGCGCCTCCTTCACCGACCGCGCCCCCGAGCCCCTGGCCGGGGTGTGGCCGTCGGGGTGGCCCGAGCCGTCGGCCGGGTGGGAGGCACCGGTGTCCCGCTCCGAGGCGCTCTCGGTGCCCGCGGTGGCCCGGGCCGTCGACCTCATGACGACGACCGTCGCCGCGCTCCCCATCGAGCACCTCGTCATCGACGCGACCACCGGCACCAGGGCCCGGGCCCCGCTCTCGGGATTCATGGAGCAGCCCGAGCCCGACCGGGCCCGGTACGTGACGCTCGTTAACACCGCTCGGGATCTCATCCTCGACGGCGTGGCGTATTGGATCGTGCGCGACCGGTACGCCGACGGGTTCCCCCGCTCGGTGCGTTACGCGGACCCGGCCGACGTCTCGATCTACCGTGACGACTTCGGAGACGCGACCCGGTTCACGTACCGCGGCCACCCGATCGACCTCCGCGATGTGATCGCGTTCGCCGGGTGGCACGACGGCATCCGCAATCACGGGGCCCGCATCATTAGGACCGCGCTCGCGCTCGAACTCGCGGCCAAGCGTTACGCCGACGTTCCGCTCCCATCCTTGATCGTGCGGAACACCTCGAACTATGAACTCTCCCCGACCGAGGTGACCGAACTCCTCGACAACGTGAAGCGGGCCCGGCAGTCATCCGCGATCGGATACGTGAACGCGGGAGCCGCGCTCGACACCATGGGATGGTCGTCCGAGCAACTCCAACTCGTCGAGGCTCGAGTGTTCACAAACGCGCAGATCGCGAACCTCTGCGGCATCCCCGCGCACTTCATCGCCGCCTCGAATACGGGCGGCTCGAGCCTCACCTACGCGAACGCCTCCCAGGAGGCGCGAACGCTCATCGACTACGGGATGAAGCCGCTCCTCGCCGCGATCGAGTCGCGTATCGCGATGAACAACGTCACCCCCCGCGGGCACGTGTACCGGTTCGAACTCGATGCGATGCTCCGCGGAAACCCGATGGAGCGGTCGCAGTTGTATCACTCGCTCATCCCGCTCGGTGTGCTCACCGTCGAGGAGGCTCGCGAGTGGGAGGACTTGACTCCGCAGGCCACCCCCGAAACCCCGACAACCCCGACCCCGGGAGCGACTCCATGAGACTTACCGCGTCCTACCGCGTCACCGCGGCCGACCTCGAGCGGCGCACGATCACCGGCCGCGTCGTCCCGTTCGATGTGATCGGCCACACCTCCGCAGGCCCGACCATCATCACCGCCGACGCGATCGACGTGCCCGAGCGGGTCGTGATGCTCGTCGGCCACGACGACGACCGGCCCGTGGGCCGGATGACCGGGCACACTCGAGCCGACGACGGCATCGAGGCGACGTTCCGCATCTCGGCCACGGCCGCGGGCGACTCGGCGCTCCTCGAGGCCGCGGATGGTATCCGCGACGGGCTCTCGGTCGGGCTCGATGTCGCGCAGTCGCACACCGGCGACGACGGGACCTTGACGGTGACGGCCGCGACGCTCCGAGAGGTGTCTCTCGTGACGTTCCCGGCGTTCGATGCGGCCCGCGTCGCCGACGTCGCCGCGCACCACGACGGCTCCGGCCCCCATCGCCACCCCCATGACACCGAGGCGCACACCACCAACACCAAGAAGAAGAAGGAGACCCCCGTGGACGAGACCACGACCCCCGAGCCCGTGGTGGAAGCCGCCACGGTTGCTCCCGCTCCCCTCGAGGCCGGGTATGTGCCCGCTCGAGTCACCGCCGAGGCGTTCCCCTACGGCACCCCGTCGGCCGCGGGGCTCTCGATGTTCCGCGACATCTATGCCTCGCAGCACGACCACACCGCGGCCGATCGTTCCCGCCGCGCTCTCGCGATGATCACCGCCGCCGCGGTTCCCGGTGTGCAGGATCGGGCCGACGTCGCCAAGGTGATCCCCCCGGGCTACCGCCCCGACCTCTACGTCGGCGAGACGTTGTGGGGCTCCCCGTTCCGCTCGGCGTTCCCCCGGTTCACGATCTCGGACGCGACCCCGTTCAAGATCCCCGCGCTCCTCGGAGCCACCGTCCTCGCCGACGAGCACATCGAGGGCACCAACCCGACCCCGGGGACGCTCACCTTCGACGAGCGACTCGTGTCGCCCAAGGCGATCTCCGGCGCGTACGTCGTCTCCCGCGAGGCTCTCGACGCCGCGAACCCGGCACTCGACGCGATCATCATGTCGGCGCTCCGCGAGGCGTACGACAACGCCGCCGAGACTGCGGTCGCGACTGCGATCCTCGCCGGTGCGACGGCCGGTGCCGCGTGGCCGACGGCCGACTTCACCTCGGCAGTCGTCGAGTCAATGGCGACATTCGTCGGATCGCGCATGGCCGAGGCCGACACGGTGCTCGTCAAGCCGTCCGCGTTCACCCAACTCGCCACCGAGAAGGACTCGAGCAAGCGGCCTCTCAATGCGTACCTCAACCCGACCAACGCCGACGGCTCGATCGGTGCCGCGGCCGGGACGCTCAACGTCGCCGGAATCGCCGTCCGCTCCGCGTGGTCGTCGACGTCCGACCTCGTGGTCGCCAAGCGATCCGACGCCGCGGTGTTCGAGTCGTCGATGCTCGGGTTCCGGTTCGCCGAGAAGTACGGCCCCGCCGCGATCGAATTCGCGACGTTCGGCTACGTCGGCGCGGTTGTCCTGCGCCCGACGGGTGTCATCAAGCGCACCAAGGCGTAGCACCCCGTGACCGGGTGGGGGTCGATTCGTGCCTCGGCGACCCCCACCCGCTACACCCCCCGGAAGGAGATCGGCATGGCATGGCTCACCCCCACCGCGGTAGCGGAGTGGCTCGGCGTCATGCTCGACGACCCGACCACCGCACGCCTCGAGCCGGTCGTCGAGGCCGTCGAGGTGTGGGTCGAGCGGTCGCGGCCGGATCTCGACTTCACCGCCACGATCCCGGCCGACGTCCGCCAGGGCTCGACAATGGCCGCGGGGTTGCTCTACCAGCAGGCATCGAGCCCGACCGGGCTCCCGGCCTATGACGATCTCGGTTCCTACACCGACCCCGGCTCGGCATGGGGGAACGTGTACCGGCTCATCGGCTACCGACGGCCGGTGATCGCGTGACCGGGCTCTCCGAGGCGCTCACCGCACTCGAGGCCGCACTCGCCGGGACCGGTGTCCCGGTGACGATGGACCCCGGCAACTTCACGGCCCCGTCGATCGTGGTCGAGGCCCCGACGATCGTGTCGGCCACCCAGGGCGGCTACACGCTCGAGGTTCCCGTCGTCCTCGCAGCCGCGCAGCCCGCGAACCGTCGCGCACTCGAGTACCTCCTCGGCAAGTTGCCGCGGGTCCTCGAGGCGTGCCAGTCGCACACCTCGAGCCCGGGGATCTACTCCCCGAACGGGAGTCTCAACTTCCCGTGCTACCGCACCACCGCCACCATCACGATTAGGAGTATCTAAATGGCGCTCACCGACTCCCGGCTCGGCCCGGGCACGCTCACGCTCGGCTCTAAGGACTACGGGACCCAGGTGTCGAACGTGCGCCTCGTCCCGTCGAACGACACCGCCGACGGCACCCCGACGCTCGGCATCCCCACGCCTCCCCCGCTCGTAACGACGACCTGGGCGCTCGAGGGCGACGCGATCCAAGACTGGGAGGACGCGGCCGGGTTCGTCGAGTATTGCCGCACGAACAACAACACGACCGTGACGTTCGAGTGGGTCCCGAACACCGCTAAGTCGGTGACGTACTCGGGTACGTGCACGATCACGGCCGTCGAGATCGGCGGGGCCGTCGCCGAGCAGCTTTCAACGTCGTTCACCTTCCAGGTCGTCGGCGACATCACGCGCTCCCCGGCCGCGGGCACGCTCTCATCCGGCACCACTAAGTAACCCCAACTCGAGAGGCACTCATGTTCACGCAGACGATCGAGATCACGTTCGATGATGGGAGGAGCGCGGAGGTCGTTAGCACACAAGCCGACGTCGCCGCGTGGGAGATGTACGCGATGAAGCGCGGACTCCGCGCCTCCTCCCCCGACCGTACGGTGATGCAGGAACTCCCCGTAACGTTCCTGCGCTTCATCGCATGGTCGGCGATGCACCGACCCGGCACCGGCCCCCGCCCCGACTTCGATCTATGGACGAACGATGTCGTCGAGGTGTCGGTGAAGGAGGCAGAAGTGCCGGACCCTACCCCGACGGGCACCCCGGGCGACTAATCGCCGCTCTCTCGGTGTCCACCCACATAGCCCCGTCGGTGTTGTGGGAACAACATCCTCGGGATCTCGCGACGATGGTCGCGGTCCTCGAGGAATCGAACCGAAAGGCGAGCAAGCGATGACCGGACTCGGATTCGATGCCCGTTCCGGGCTCGATGATGTCGTCGCGCTCCCCACCGGTGAAGGCCGGAACGTGCAGATCGTCGGGCTCAATGAGGTGCTCCGAATGTTGAACGACGTCACGCGGGAACTCAAGGCAGGCGGAGTCGACAATCCGCAGGTCGCGAATCAGGAACTCCGGCAGGCGTCGCGGAAGATCGCAGACCGGCTCGAGGGAAAGGTTCGAACGTCCGGCGGTCCGGCTCCGCAGACTGCCGCGGTCCGCTCGACCGCTCGAGCACGTAACGACCGCATCGTGAAGGTGGCAGTCCCCGGAACTAACATCCCGTTCGCGTCCGGGTCGGTCGGTGGCACTCGACGCGGCTCGGTCGCGTTCGGCGCGAACTACGGCCCGGCCGGTGATGTGAACTACTACAACGTGCCGCGTAACGCCGCGGGCTACTTCGTCGAGCCTGCGACGCGGGACATGATGGGCCCGGCCGCCGATGAGTATCAGACCGCGATCACGCGGATCCTGCGGAAGTATGGAGCGATCTAATGGCCGGACCTTCGATCCTCATCAAGATCGGCGCGGACACCGCCGGAGCGATCTCCGGCATCAACAAGGTGAACTCGGCACTCGGGTCCAAGATGACCGGGCTCGAGAAATTCCGGGCCGGTGTCGATCGAGCGTTTGTTCCCGCGGTGGCCGCGCTCGGTGCGCTCGGTGTGGCCGCGTTCGATGCCGCGAAAAAGGCGAGCGACCTCGCGGAGACTCAATCCAAGGTTGGAGTCATCTTCGGGGACTCGGCTAAGGAACTCTCGGCATGGGCCAAGGCCGCACCGACTGCGCTCGGGCAGACCGAGCAAGCCGCGCTCGACGCGGCCTCGACTATGGCGACGTTCGGCAAGTCGGCCGGCCTCGCCGGGTCGGATCTCGTCGCGTTCTCGCAGGAGACGGTGAACCTCTCGAGCGATCTCGCATCGTTCTACAACACCGACCCGTCCGAGGTGGTGGCCGCGCTCGGGTCCGCGCTCCGAGGCGAGTCCGAGCCGATGCGGAAATTCGGCGTCATGCTCGACGATGCCACGCTCAAGGCGGAAGCGATGGCGCTCGGCATCTACGACGGCACCGGGTCGCTCACCGCGCAACAAAAGGTGCTCGCCGCGCAGTCGTCGATCATGAAGCAGACCGCCGACGCGCAAGGCGACTTTGCTCGGACTGCGGACGGTGCCGCGAACCAGCAGCGCATCCTCACGGCCACGCTCGAGCAAGCGCAGACCGAGATGGGTGCGGCGCTCCTGCCGGTGTTGCAGTCGGTGACCTCGACTCTCGCGTCGTTCGCGGGATGGGCCCGCGAGAATCAAGACGTCGTGAAGGCGCTCGCGATCGCGGTCGGGGTCCTGGCGGGAGCGGTTGTCGCGATCAAGGTCGGGATGATCGCGTGGCAGGTTGCCACGACCGCGGCGGCGGCGGCTCAATGGCTACTCAATGCGGC